AGGTCTGAAGTTATCTTCGACTTGCACGTATCCGGTATTCGGCCCGGTTCCGTCACCGCTGTTGGCCGATAAAGTTAAATTTGTGTTAGGGGAACTTCCGCCGTAAATACTTTGTCCGGCCTTCAGCCCTGTAATTTCAGCGCCACTAACGTCCCTATCGTTGTACCCCTTGCGAGACACCCACATGTCTTGAGTTCTAGCTTCCCAAGCTTGCAAAATAGAATCGGTTCCCCAATCAATATCTAAGATTCTATGCCAAGATGGTGACGCCTCTCCTTCGCGTCTTTCCCATCTATAGCCCGCGGCTTTTCCATCGCCGTCATCATTGACGACTCGGTAGTCGTTGACAGTGTTCCCCGCTAGAGGGAGTGCCGCTGGGGTGGCTACTGAAGGCTTGGCCTGCGGGTAAAGAACCGCAACTATCCAGTTTATAGCGCCGTCTAAAGTCGTCACTCCTGGCAAGTTTACGTTGCCGTATGAGAAGTCGCTTAAGTTGTGCTTAAACGGATGTTGAGACTGATTCCATATCTGGAATCTTGCATGATTGAAAATCATTTAAAATAACTCCCAAGTTGCATCCCACACGCCTGTGTATTCTTTAACGTAGACGACATTAGTGGTCACGCCTAAATAACCATATCTGACTACGCTACATGGGCAGCCGTTTGGAGCATCCGATCTTACGGTGTAAATGTATTCTGTACGTCCGCTTAAATCGAAAGCGATATGTTGCTTAACAAGTTCATGTTGTTGAGTCTTTAAATGTCCGGTGTCTGCCATTGTCGCCACCATAAATAGAAAAGGGATGGAGATATAATACTCCATCCCGCGCCTAGAACAAAATTATTAGTAGTTGATGCCGTACATAACTGCGTTGTGGCCGATACCGCGGTATTCCATCTCACCGAAGAGACAGGAATCGACGATATACTGGTACCCGGACGCTGAACGAATCTCGAAATATTCCTTTTGTTCAGGAGACATACGCTTACGGAACCCGCCGCGAGTACGGAACTTCATAGACTTCATGTCGAGGAAGAAGAGGATATCGTCTTCCATCTCTTGAATCCCTACAAGAGTTAGTTCGCCTTTAACTGTAACAACCGTGATTTCTGTCCAACCGTAAACAGAAGTTGAAGGTTGCTTAGTTACGTTGAAGGCTCCTTTGGAAGCTTCGATGATTTTCATGGCAGAGCCCAAGTGCTTGTAGCTCATGACAACTTTAGAAGCATTGCCTTTAGCTTTGCGTCTAACGGTTACGTAGCCGTCAAAAATCTTATCTAACAAGTTTGTGGCGGTTACGGAAGCGCCGTCAAGTTGGATAGCTTGAAGTGCTGGGTAAGCTAGTTTAGAAATTCCGTGAATAGTGGAAGAACCGCCGTTAGCGGCGCTTAAGATAGCTTCGCGTAAAGAGATGAAAGAGCCGTTAGCAAGAACACCGGGGTGGTAAATCTTAGAACCTTGAGCGGTTGTGTAAGCTGAAACGTCAGCCGCCGCGCCGCCGCGAGTTAGGGATACGGTGATTGTGCTGGCGTTCATGTCGATAGCGGTAACGTAGACTGCAAGAACTGCGGAGTCGCCGTCGTCGATTTCGATTTTCTGAGCTATGTTGTAACGCTCAGGGTGTTTAACGCCGATTACGCCGCCGACGGTGCCGTTTGCGGTGAATGTATCGAAGTTAGCGCCGTTAAGAAGTTGTTGTGAAACGCCTTCTTTCATGATGGTTTGGAAAGCTTCGATTTCGTCAGGAAGGATTCTAAGGAAAGAAGCTTCCTTAACTTTTCCTTCGTGATCTAGAAGGTCGCCGTGGTTGAAGATCAAAGATCCCCAAACTTCTTTGTACCCTGGGATTTCACCGCGTACAGGTTTAGATTGGGAAATGTCCGCAGCCCCAGCCAATTGGCCGAATTCTAGGGAAGAAGCTCTAGCGCCCATGAAAGGTACGACAACTTTCGAACCTTTCCAAGAGTCATCTCTCTCTACGTTCGTAAGGAACCAGTCGCGCTTGATAGTTTCTTCGTAGAACATCTCGTTAGGAAGATATTCGTTTAACATGGTTTGAAAGTCTACATTTCTAGTAGTACCCGCCATAAATTAATGCTCCTCTTGAAATGACCTCGCTATTTTGCGTAGGTCGTCTAGGTTTTTTGGTCGTTGTTTTATTGGGGACGTACCCGTACCCTTGATGTTTGGAAGTGTCGCTTTGTTTGAAGGAGTTACGATATTTGGGTTTGTCTGACCCAATACGCCGAAAGATGGGTTTATCGCCCGCATCTGTCTTAATACACCTTCTACCGCCGCTTCTGCTGAGATGTCTTCACCGCCCATGGACATGGCTTTACCATAGTTGACTACTGCTTCTCTGAATGCTCCGGCATATCCCATGCCTGTGTCGTACTGTTGAACCGCTTGCGATACGTCTGGTCTTGACATTACGCCGCCTAGTTCAACTTCTTTTCTCTCCACAGCGTATGAACTCTGTTGACGAGTCCACTGCTCTCTTTCAGCTTCAAGCTGTTCTAGCCTTCTCTGACTTTCCCGCGACTGAGTATAAAGACGTTTCTGGTCTTCAGGCATCTCATGTCGCTTCATTATGTGGTGAGCCCATTTTAATATAGTCTGGTCGTTTAATCCAATATTTTCTCCGGCGGTGTCGAAATCTTCAGCATCTAGGGCTTTTTGAGCCCTGCCGAGTTGCCCCGTTAGTTCAGTATAAACCGGCTCTATCTCTTGAAGTTTCGTGCGAAGTTGTTCTCTATCGCCTTTGACGCTATCAAGGCCATAAGACCTCTCGTAAAGTTCCCGAACCTTCTTCTCGGTGTCGGCGTCTTTAATTGCGGGGGTGATGAAGTCGTCAAACGCCTTCTCCTGCCCCATAACTTTAAATTTTGTGTTGGGCGTGTACGCTTGAGTCTCCACGGCAGCCGGTGGAGCCCCTGCGCCTTCAGCGCCTTCTACATTTTCTACAACTTCCGTATTCTCTACAACTTCATTAACGTCCATGATCTTCTCCATTCCCCTGTCTGGGGGAGTTATGTTTCACAACCTACCCAACTACCTGCTGGGGCATCGGTTGTCCTTGCGGCATCTGGCCTTGATCTTGCGGCATCTGTCCTTGATCTTGTGGCATTCCTTGCCCGCCCATCTGTTGAAGTTGGGCAAGTTGGGCTTGGTTCATCTGTTCCATCTTGTTTAGAGGCATTCCTTGTTGTTCAAGCATCTTAAGCATCCACTCTAGTGCCTGATACGGTACTCGAACTCTTTTTGGCGATTTATTCGGGTCTTCATTCGGAGTGTACATGTCGCAGGCGATCATTGCCCCGCCAACTGGAATAAACTCATTCTTCGCCGCCGCTGCCGCCTCTTGTTCAGCTTGGACTTTTTGTAAATGAAAAGTTTCATAATCAAAGTATATCTGTTTCACGTTCTCAGGAAGGAACCCGAAATCGCGCTGTTTCATCCTTAACGCCAATTGAGATAAAATGTAGTTACTATCATCTTTATCGCTTGTCATAGGTTGTTCGCCGCGCTCGATTGCGAGGAAATCATTCTTGACGTTTTTCGAATTAATCATGAGGTCGGAGAATGTTTCTTCTGGAATACCGAAAGGCATGTCAGAAGTCATTTTGCCGATATCGTCTCTAGACAATTGTTGCCCTACGTACTGGAGAATATTTGTGTACGTTAGTTGTTTTCCAAGTTTAGAGTCTGCGGTGTCGGATTGTTCTTCAACAATGCAAGAATAACAGAGGCGGTCGGTGTCTCGGAACTCTTGAATGTTTACAGCTTCACTCCTTCCCACCATATTGACGACTTCATCGTCTGGTAAGTAGTGTTTGGCCAATTCTATGTAAGTTTCGCCTAAATCTATGAGAAATTCGCCGAATTTTGAAGAGTATGGGCTAAACTTTTGGGACGTATTCATCGACTTATAGAGGAGTGTATAGGGGTCTAAATTAGTCGTTTTTTCGTCTAAAAGACCCTCTAAACCCACCGCCATAAACATTTCTTGGATCTTTGTACTGATATACGAGGCGAATTGTTCGCCTGTACGACCTTCAAGGACGGTAGGAGGCACCCCTTGGTACTGCAAGCCCCTTATTCCCGGAAGTAGGGAGCCTTGAGTGAGTTTTGTACCGGCTTGATAGAGGATTTTGTCGTCTGATACCGTAATTTGATGCATTGCCTGTTGAGAAGCCGCCCTATTAATTTCGGCCTGAAATGGCCTCGCTACTTTTAGTATCGAAGAAGCCCTTACTCGGCTTGGGAACTCGTCAAAGCCTGCCCAGACTACGGGAAATATGCCGCCTGGGAGTTCGCCTTCTTCTAAGATGCCTTCTTGAGTCGTAATGTAGTAGTATCCGTTCGGATACTCGAGACAAGGCTTGTAATAGTACTCTAAAACTAGAGTATTTCCTTTTTCCTTGCGATACCCGCCCATTTTCGAGTCAAAGACGATGAAATCGCCGCTAGAATCCGTAATAAACTTCTGTTTTTCTTCTTGTCCTTTGTATTGTCGCTTAAGTTCTTTAGTCGAGACGAGTTTCTCATGACCAATCCAACGGCAGTCACGAATTGAGGTGGCGTGAGGGTCTCTAAAAATGTTGAACGCGAACCATCTTTCAAAGACGAACTCTCCACGGCGTACAGGTCTGTCTTTGTCTTCAAGTGGAACCCCCATTTCATCTAATACCGGATTCCCGGCCTCGTCGGTTAAAGCTTCGTACCCTTTTATCGGGCCTTTGTCGTTATCGTAGCGCATAAGTACCGCACATTCGGATACGCCTACGAAATCTTCCGCTAATTCTCTAATCAAACGCTTCAATTTAGAACGATTCTTCTCAAAGTTCCAAACAGCTTGATTGAGTTCGGCGTCTTTTTGATCTTGAAGTTCTAGAGGGTTTGCGGGCCTGAAGGAAACGCCCGGGGCTTGGGAGATTATGGAGGATACATACGTCTTATAAATCAAATGGAGGTAACTAAACGTAATCCTCAACTTAGAATCTTCGTTTCTAGATTCTCTAGTTCTCTCTAAAGTATCTTTAGACCTCTTAGTGTAGTGTTCGCCGGAAACTAACATGACGTTTGTACGCATCTCAGCCGTCAATGCCCTATCTTGACTCTTAGAATCTCTATAGAGTTCCTGCAATTCTTGAATTTTCTTACTGTCCATGGCCTGCCCCCGGCATAAATTTTTTACTCTACTTCATTTACTTGGGAGTTTTCATAGCCCAATGGGTCGTCGATGAGTTTTTGAAACTCTTCGAACTCTTCCGTCATCTCGTTTTTGATGTCGAGAGCCTTCATTTCAGGATTAGTTAAACTTCCGGGGTCGATTTTACTATTTTCTAGTTCATTATCATATACCGTATCTGGGTGATACGGCGGTTCGATGTACTCTTTTTTAACGGTCGCATTAGTTTGATAGAATTCTAAAGAGACATCTCCGGCGACTAAACTCTTGACCCCATAGAGAACTCCGAGTTGCATGAGTCGCCCGATAGTCTCAACTTCCGTCCTCTTCTTAATCGCAATTTCGTAATTACTGGGGCGGCCTTTAGGATTTGGGACTTGCCCCTTAACAAAGTCTCTGCCTCCGGTCTTGATTCTACTCTTATGTAATTTTTCAGTCGTCGTCAGTTTATGCTCTGGAAACATACTACTCTCCATAGTAGGAATTAAGTTCGTTAATGTATTCACTAAGGGCGGCCTGCCCGTCTTCTTCTTCTTCTTCAAACTCCCCCCTCCGCATTCGTATATGCCATTCTTGATATTGTTGCTCTGTCCAAGTACCGTCGGGTAAAGTAGAAATCTTTTTGGGGTCTGGGGCAGATATCCCCGGATTAATAGCTTCCATATCCCACGGCACTTGAAAGACGGCGTACCGTAGCGCGTCCACTAAGTCGTCTACGAACTTCCTCGTAATTAACTTAGACCCCGCAGGTACGGAGACAAGTTCGGTGATAAGTTTTTGCGCGTCATCTGCGGTTTTATCTATAGTGAGGGCGCCGGCGGCGAAGAGATCATTAAGTGTCTTCTCTCCGGCATCACGTCGCTTATCTGCCTGAATAAACGGTTCACGCGAACGAGACGCTGTAATCCCAAACTCCCGCGACTGATAATCGTAACAAGCCGATACGGGGTTTCTCCCTAGCGCCTTCTTCATAACTTGATACTGTCTAAGAATGTCTCCGCTACTAGTGTCTTGACCGTCTCCACGCCACAACTTTATGATTCGCCCTTTAGTCTTTTCAGGATTGACAATGAGGAAGACGATAGCGGCGAGACTTCTCTTAACACCGGCACCGCCACTCCCAATATCAACACCTGCGTAGAGACTCCAGTCGCTAGGGTAGGCTTCGGCTACCGTGACATTCTTATCAATAGTAAACCCGAAATACTTGAGCCCACCATCTTTTACGAATCTCCCCCAAACCCTTTTGAGTTCTTCGTTTTTAGAAGTGCAAGCCCTTATAGCTTCCTCCACCATTTCCATACTGTAGTGACCTGGGGAGCCGTCGTCGTATTTCAGACAATCATAAAGCGATACTTGCCACTTCGCCGCACCGACGAAAGTCTCTTCAGAAGTTCCTTGACACTCCATTGCCTTAAACCACAACTGATACCCTTGAGTCGCAGTGAATACCTGATTGAAGTAGCCTCTAGTGGCACGAAGCCTCACCAATATCTCATCCGTAAGAGTTTCCGGCATCTCTTCATCTGCGGTAATCATATGGACGGTTGCGGTTTGTAAGTTCTCCGACTTTTGAGCATACGTTTTAAAATAAATCGAACACCCACTATTAAAGTGAATGGCGCTTATGTCCCCATCCGACATTTCTTCTTTCCACCCATACGTCTTATGGTTCTTCGCCGACCCACGTGGAAGATATTCCGGCACCCACTTCGTTTTGAATTCGTTAGTGGCTACTGCGTTACTGGGATAGAAATACCAGAATTGAATCGGTATCGTCGGCCATAACTCTGACCACAGTTTAGTGTTTCCGGCCCATTCAATGTTCTTTCTTATGGCTACACTAGAGTTATGAGTGACGATGTAGTTTTCAGTACAAAGAAATGTACCGTCCTCATTGTCTACAGTGATGCACTTACCCATTTGCCGCCCGAGAGGTTCAATCTTTAAGATTACTCTCTCATGAGCGGTTCTAGCTCTAGGGGCCCACTTACTACTCTTACGTATTGACCTGAAAGGATTAAACTCTGTCCATATCATTGTCTCGTAACAGTCGCGACACTGTTTATAAACCCCGTCTTTTTTATAGCCAGCTTTGCGTTGTCGCGTCTGAGCCATACCGCCTAGAGAGCACACTAGAGTTTCAAATTGTCTAGAGAGAACTTTAGAGGCTGTGGAAAAAGTAGTGTGCCCGGATTTTTCAAAAGAACCGTCAGTATCTAGGAGCCCCGCTAATAGGGATTTCCTCTGTTCTACAGACCCTAGTAAATAAGATTCTGGAATTTCTTTTTCGTAAGAGAGTTTATTAAGCCCTAGGGATTTTAGAGTATCTAAAATATCCGCAGATATCCCTACAACGGCACCGCCGCCCTTGCTAGAGCCTATCCTATAGTTTCCGAAGTCCTCTGCGTACTTAATTAGATCTACATCTAGGCTGTTAAAGGATATAGCGGAACTAGAGCCATTTCCTAAATAGAGCCCTACATAGTAAGGGTCGAATAAATCTCTTTCGACATACTCGGCGGCGGAGGCTACAGGTATAGAAAATCTCTTTGTCGCTTTAGTCTCTGGGGCGTACTTACCCTCATCCACTATTTCTTTTGTACTCTTCTCAACCCACTTTAGGTATGTAGGGTTGTCCCAAACTCTATCTCCGTCCTTGCCTTTTTTAGAGTAAGTCTTTCTAAATCGTTCATTGCGGCCCTTACACACCCACATGTGACTAGAGCCAGCTTCTACAGTCGTATGGTCGTTAAAAGTGAGCTTATAAAATTCATCTTCGCCTATAAACGGTATCGCAACAATCTTAGTTGGGCGGCCATCTCTACCGAAAACTTCATCTCCTATTGACAAGTCTTCCATCTTCCGCCACCCTAGCGGTGTAGGTATAAGCTCATGTAATCGTTGCGCTTTTCCTAATTGGTTCCCGGCCGTCAACAGATTTACTCTGTTACGACTTTCAAAGAACTCCCGCGACCACTGGTACATTTTACCGCCGTGAGTATATAGGTGCGGTAACTCCTCTTTAATCTCTTTGATTCTAGCGTCTACTGCCGCCTTCTTAAATTCTAATTCGTTCTTGGGGGCAGTTTTGATTTCAGAAAATTCTTTAGCCGACTTAATCGAAGCCCGCTCTTTAGCTATGTCGGAAATTCTATTTATGCGGTCTCTAGAAGTTTCTCTCATAAGACCACATCATCGTCTTTAGGGGCGATAGTACCTACTTCTTCGTCAGAGTTCTTCGGGGCCTCTATCTCTAATTTAGAGGAGAGTGCTTCTAATTTTGAAATGTCGTCAATGCCTCTAATGGATTCTAAATCGCTAGGGGCGGAAACATGTACGTTAAGATTCTTCTGCTCTACTTGCATCTTTTGGAGGATGCCGCCTTTAACCCTCATATCCACCATCTCAAACGCTTTAAGTATGAGAGAAGCGGCTTTATGGTCTACGCCGCCATCCTCTAATTTAATAGGCAGAGACATAATCTCACTAAGTCGCTCCGTACCTAGGTGCAGTATGTAATTCATAGACTGTACATACGATTTAGGGGGAGTTAGTATCCAAAGCATCTTGCGATCATTATTGGCGTAACATTTACTCCAGGTATTTTCATTACAGATACCGCTCAATATCGAATCAAGTCGCATTCGTCTTTTATAGGTTCCAGAGGTTACAAGATTGTACTCATCCCAAAAAGACAAACGAAGTCTCTCATCCCTCTCATCTGGTTTGATGTATTTACGTAACCACTCTTCGGACGCTACTGCTATCTCTGGCAGCGCGTCCTTGACTCTCTCTATAAGCGGTACAATCTTTAACGGAGCTACATTTAGCAAAGAGGATTCTTGGTGCGGATTAAGCACAGAAGCCGAGACGACTTCTAAAGCGTCTTTCGTGTAGGTCATTTCTTTAACCTTCATTGAATTATCTACACACCGTAGACCATAAAGTTTTTAGTGTCAAGAAAGGCGGCATAGGTGTCTAAAGGCTAGGCAGGCTAGGCGGGCTTTAGAGCCTAGGCGGGGTTGATGGGGTTGCGGAGGTCTCTGTAGATTAAAGAGGCAAGGGAGGTCTCTGTAGATTAAAGAGGCAAGGGAGGTCTCTGTAGATTAAAGAGGCAAGGGAGGTCTCTGTAGATT